TGTACCTCCACATATCCCTTTGTTAGCATCTCGTCGCAGATGGCAATGAGAGAGTCGATTGGCATGTGACTTTCATATTCTACTAGCTTCTTCCCGATATAAATCAATGCCTTCGCACCCTTCCTCTTGATAATGTTGCCCTTCTTGTCGAACTCTGTCGGTCTCGTTGAGTCAAAAGTAGAGCATGCTTTTGTTGTGGCTAGATCGATCCACCTCTGTATGTTGAGCGACTTGACGATTTTGGCTGTTATGTGCTTCTGCCAGCCCTTCCCCAGCTTGGATGCCATGTTGATTCTGAACCAAGAAGCCATTGCGTCCACAAATGTCGCGTCATACTCGTGGTAATTAACTTTTGTGGAGCCCATTTTGGGGACCTTGTGGCTAATTCTCCTGTAACCAGCCTTTTTCGGGTCAGCTCTCATGAATTCTTTCTCCTCCTCAAGGATCTTCTTCACAATTGTGAGACTGCTATTTGCATATCTGGCCTGACACTTGTTAACAACATAACCATAGTACCATGAGTCAATCAAATGCTGAGTCGACTTGGCAGGAACCCCAAGAATGGTTGTGATGAAGCCTACTGTTTTCCTAACCCTGCTGGGTCTGCAACCAACCATGGCAACCTTCTTTGCTAGCCACAGCTCAAATGGGTTCCTGAACATTCTTGGAAGCTTGGACATAACGTCCTCTGCATTAACTGTAACAAGGGAAGAAGAAAACTTTTTAGAGTCACAGTACCTGCAAATAGTGACAATTTCTTCGGCTGACTTCTTATCGTACATGGCTAGGGCCATGATCAGATTTATTTCTTTAGACATCTCTGGAGTGATTTTGAGGTCACTTTTCTCGATTACAGTGCTGTAATGGGTTGTCAAACGAGCGAAGACTGAGATGAATAGAGACGGCAGACGGATCAGATTGTCTGCATGGTCTGATCTAATGGTGACAAAATCTGTCGCACAGTACTCTTCTGAAATCTTCACTAGCGGTCTGAAGAAAGGTGATTCAGAAAACAAGAACTCATTCTTCATGAGGATGCTAAATCTGACTTCCCCTTTCATGGGGTAAGAATTCACAGCAATCCATGCGTTGTATCCCTTAATCTGCTTGATCACGAATTGGTATCCCTTAGTGTCGCACTGTGCTGATGCAAACGCCTCATGTGCCATTGTCGAGATGAAACTGTAGTATTTGAAAGCGCTAGTGTTCACACATCTGTTAATCACAGAGTCCGAGTGCCTGTCTAGATCAGTGTCTCCACATGAGTCCCGATAAGACTTAAACGCCATCCTGAGAGAGGGCTCTAGAGGCTCAGGAGTCACAACTAGATGCTGTGTGATAGATTCCATGTGCTTTTCAATATATGAGAGGTCGAAGTCCCATGGCACCAGTTTTGATGAGTCCTCTGCGTGAGCGTTGCAAAATGCGATAGACTCCTGATTTAGCTTCTTAGTCCTGATTCCTCTCTTGTAGAGGTAGATCTTCTGATCCGTGTCCATGTCAACATTGACTCTGCCCTTTTTGTCAGCATTGGATTTTGTCTCCGTGTACTTAGATGCATTCATTGCTCTATCTTTGAGACCAGCAAGTTCTTCCTCTCTCGATGATGGCATCTCAGACACACACTTGAGCTTGTACCAAATCGTAGACAGCTCACTCCCATTAGGGATGAAGTCAGGGACAGGCAAATTCTCGAGTGTCCTGCTGACATAACTTCCAGGGTACTGGACAGTGCACTGGAACCTGCTCCTAGTTCCAACTCGAGCTTCCATTTCTCTTACCTCCCCCACGAGTTTGCTATAGGCCTTACTATAGAGATCGTCCTCTCTAACTTTTCTATCATGAGAGGTGGTGGTACAAACATCACTCTCTAGCTCAGAAATCTTCTCAGTAAACATATCATTGTACATCCTAGATGCGTATCCCAGAGATGCATCCATATTAAGTCTCGTGCCAATGAAGCTCTTGTTCATTCCATAGCCTAGTTCTTCTCTCATATCGGTCATCTGGTCGTAAGGTTGCTCAAGTCTACCATTTATATCCCTACAGTATCTAGGAACATACGCTGGGTAGTGGCCAATCAGCCTGTGCTCGTATTTGTCAACAACTTTAGCAACATCGTCTAGCAGCTTTGTGCTCATTTCTAGCTCCTCTTTGTAGTCGTCAGTGAGCTCAAAGTCGCCACTATCTTGGGCCTCAGTAGTGATTGCGACAGACGTCCTGAGTAGCATCACCAAATCCGCACAGTTGTGCTCATTGAGCTTAAATGTGGAGTATACAGAGTCCTTGCAAACGTCTATTACATCTAGAGTAGCAGAACACAGCGGCTGTCCTGCTGAGCTTCTAATAGCATTACACCTCTTGACACAGCTAGCAATAGGATAGAAATACTTGGTAGACTTAACATGAATTTTGCTTCTTGTCCTATTAAACTGGGCCGCAGTGGTCAGCTCAAGGAAGGACAAAATATCAACTCCTAGCCTGCTATTCCTCCATAGGTTGTCAGGACTAAGATTATCAGTTGTCACTCTTCTGTTGCCTTCAGCCGACACGTATTCCACGAACTCAGGCTGCAGACTGAATGCCGTGCTCAGCTTTACATCAGAATCAGTTGTTCCCAAAATGTATTTGCAAGCTAGGTTGTGAGAAAGCATTCCAATCTCTTTTGCATTTCTCAGATTCATTGTCACACTTACCTCTCTAGTGTCATAAATAGACGATGCATCTACTCCGGGGGGCTTAAAAACAATGGTGACATTCTTGAGTGTGTGGTCTAGCGAATAGTTCAAGATGGGTCTGGAGTCATTAACATTGTGTTTTATGATTCTAGACACAGCAATTGTGTTGCCTTTAGTCACCCTTAGAGGAACTTCAAGCTTGTAAGATTCCAGGACACTAGATGCATTTCGCTGCGGCACCACCACGTCTCCAGTGTTTTCTGAATGCAAACCGCATTTATACATCTTATTCGTTACCACATCATCAACACTAATCTCTTTAGCATTAATCATGTT